TCATCGAAGCCGTAGATAGCCTCGTTTAATTCTTCCTGCGCTTTCGCCGCTTTGCCTGCCGCGCCGCCTGCGGCGTCCAACCCGCCTGCGTAGCTACCCACCTGCTTCTTTGCCACGGTCATCACGGTCTTACCGCCGAGCAGGGCAAAAAATGCATTGAGGTAGGTGATCGCTGTTGAGATGAGGTTGATGATCCTCGTCAGGATCGGCTCTATTGCGCTGATCAAGCCGCCGAGAGACACGGACAGGTTCGCCGCCATGCCAGTCGCCGCATTCTTCAGGTTAGACATGGACTGGTTAAAGTTGTCCGAATACCGGGCCAGTTCCTGCAGATCCTGCTTGATCGTGGTAAAGATTTTGCTGATGAACATACGCTTGATACGCGTGATCAGCAACCGCTTCAAACTCGTGAGCGTGTGTGTAAGTTTCTTCGCAAATGCGTCTGCTTGAGATGCCTGAGAAGAAAACTGCTTGAGCTTGCTCGTCATGGCACCGACGCCTTTGGAAATAGCAGAAGACGCGAGCCTCGCCATGGAGGACACAAATCCGATCGCGGCCCTGCTTGCCGAAGAAATAGCGGAGTGCAGGGTCTGGAACCGTCCGATGACATCCACGGAAGGCGCAGGAATCGAACTACCGGCGCTTCCACGCAGTTCATCGATGAGCTGTTGCGCCTTCTCGAGATTCCCGACCATCCTCTCATAATCCGCTGTCTCAGACCCAAGCCACCCTCCGGGCATTGCCCCGGTCTTTGCTTTGATCTGCTCGATCTTGGCCATCAGGTCATTGTACTGCTGTAAAGTTTCTGCAAATACTTTCCGGGCTCCCGCCGCGGTGCCGCCGTATGGCTCCATCTGAGAGGAAGAGGGGAATGCTCCGGTTCCTGTCGTCTCGTATGCTTCGATCTGCTTAACAACAGCCGCCACCTTTTTCAGCTTTTCCTCAAGCTCGTCTGCCTGATTAAGAAGTGCCTCGAGCTGGTCATTCTTAAATTCGGTTTCACCGAATGCCCTGACCTTTTCTTTCGTGGCTTCCATTTTGGATCCAAGCTCTGCGACAGACTGCTCGAATTTACGGACTTGGGTGGGCGTAGTGAATCCTGCTTCCGCAGAAGCCTGAAGTCCACTTAGCTTGTTGAGGAGCGAGAGCGTTTCTTTCTCCAGAGAGCCAATGCTCTGTGTAGCGCTCTTCCCCATTCCTGCCGCGGCTTTCCCGGTCTGTGTAAATCCTCCAGACGTCTGTTGCATGATCGCAATGATGTCTTTAAACGACTGCATCATGTTGTCGCCGAGGTTATCGACGGCATTCGTCAAATCCTTTATGGCCGCAAGGAGCTTGTCAGAGCCACGCTCGAACCCTTCGTTATCCAGTTCGGAGTTAATAATGATGGAACCATCTGACGTTCCTGCCATGGTTTATCCCCCCGTCGTTTTATTCATTCTCCACTGCCGAATATCCTGAGCATCTCTGCATCGATGTCCTTCTTGGTCTTAAAGTGCAGATCGCAGAGCTCCCGATTGGCATTGAAGAATTCCTGTTCGTATTTTTCTAACTTTTTATGCTTTGCACGCTTTTGTCGGATGGACAGGATAAATCCATAAGTGTCATCGCTGTTGATCCCCTGAAAGAACCCCATGAACGTCCACCAGTGCATGTATTCGACCGACCGCACCTCAAACCCGGCAACCCGGTTTATGGCAGGGAAGAGAAGCATCTCGTCTTTTTCCCAGTCCACAACCTGAGGCTTTTTTGGCTTCTTGTCATTCTTGATATGTTCCACGGATTCGCAGGACACAAACGCCAGCGCCTGCAGATAGGCTTCCTGATAGTCCTCCTTAGGGATCAGGGACAGATCCGGGTATACCTGTGCCATCAAGACGAAGGCCTTGTCTTTCGGCTCCAGATCATCATCCGCAAATGCGAGCATGATCCGGAGGATGTCTCGAAAGTCGGTACGAATGTCATATGCCTTCCCGTTCACCGTTAGGGTTTTGGGAAGCAGGCCGATCATGACAGATATTTCTCTACTTTTTCGCGTGCTTTCTTCGACTCTTCGTTAATTGTCTGTATGATTACGTCACCGAGGGCTTCCAGTACGAGCTCGCAGTAAAAGCGCCCGCTGACGGATGAAAACGCGTTTCTGGAGCGGAACAGCTCCTCAGCTTCGTCCATATCGAAGAGGGAGTTGAACCTCTTAATGATTTCGGCTTCAACACTCTTGATCGTCTTCCAGCCTTCATCAAACTGAGCTTCACCGGCATTAGTAATGCTGATGTCCTCAAGCGGCTTTACAATGTCCTGAAAGTCCTTAAGAAAGTCATTGTACCGGTCAAGGATCGAGAAGTCTGACGGCCTGATGTGGATATTGCAAATCAGCTTGCCGAACTTATTCTTCACCGGGATCTCCCGTGTGCCATCGTCGATAGTCACAAATAATTCATTGTTATTCGCCATGTTTAGTTTCGCCTCCTATAAAAAAAGAGGGGACTGGGGCATATTGCCCAGCCCCCAACCAGTTTGCTCGCCGTTCGATCAGGTGGTAACAGTGATGGTCACCGCACGTGTAGCGATAGTGTACGAAATCGTCACGTTTGTCATAGGCCCGATCGGGTTGACATTGAACGGGATGCCAAGGCCAGCGGTGTCACCACCGATGGACTGCGGAACGATGTATGCCTCACGTTTCTTACCGGTACCGGTAACTACGCCATTGCTGGATGTAGTCAGGATGCCGTCAACGTAGAAGCCTTTGATACTCGTATCGTCGAACTTCTCTTCCAGTGCGATGGCGCTCAGGTCTTCGTACAGGACAGAGTCGCTGTCGGCGTAGTACGGATCCACAGACACTTCAGGCTCATAGCCATTGTGTTTGAAGGTCGTCTCGCCAAGCACGTTCTTGGATGTTTCAGTATCCGGATTCAGTTCTTTGCTCAGGTCGTCATTGTCTACGCCGAGCACTTCCCAAGACGTTCCATCAAAGGAAGCGAACTGCATATATGCTTTTCTCTCGAGTTTTGCCATTTAGTGTTCCTCCTGTTTGACATATCGATATGTCATTTTAAGGTTTATTTGGTACTTAGCTGTATCCGCCCCTGCCTGCGCCAGATATGTGGTGAGAGTAGGGACGATTGACTTCACGACGCCCTCGTTGATGCTCGGGTAGTTGCGCTTTGAATTCTGCTCAACAATCCATGCGATCACGTCGTCGTAGAATCCCATGGCGGCAAGGTTCTGCTGAACGTCTGCGCCGTACGACTCCTTCGATGCGAAAATAAAATTGATCGTCTGGACGTTATCCGGGATGCTCTCCCCGAGGACGTTTTCGTGATATTTGATAGACGACGGAGAGGCGTATATCGCGTACTCCGTCGGATTCTCGGACAGATAATTGACCCGGAACCTGTTCGCGTCAGATAGAGCAGGACAGGTTCGGAACCACTTTCTGAGTTCGTCCGTATTATTTAATTCCTGCGGCACGTTTTGCCTCCTCTACTATGTCGTCAGCATGATCAGCTTTCATCCGATCAAACCAGTGTGACCCTGCAAGAGGATTTACACTGGTATCGTATTCCAGCGGCCTGCCGGTCGGGTGCTTTTCGGGGGGACTCCAAAACCGTGTAGGTACCCCCGAGTCATCTTCGAACACCGGAATGTTAGGGCCATACACCTCCCCGTAGTATAGGTATCGTGCATACGGCCCCGGGTACACGACCCTGCCGCTTCCGACGTCTGTATGACTGTACGCGCTTTTTCCAAGAGTCCCCGTCTGCATAGGAACGTATTGCAGATCATAGTCGATAATCGCCTTATCAATCGCCTGCTGTACCGGCCCTCCGGGTTCTAGTCCGTATTTCTGAAGCAAGGAGTGAGAACTTCCATGCGTAAACTGAACAGAGACCTTAAAAACACCGTTGCTCATGCGCCCACCACCTTCCAATGCGGGGCGTTCGGGGCTCTTGTAGAATCCGTGATCCCAAGGATCGTGATACAGTCCGCATATTTTTCCTGAAGCTCTTTTGGGCGTGGATTTGTTTCTGCCGCAACTCCTCTAACGATGATGTCGCCCGCCTTCAGTGTAAATTTGCCGGTTGCGTCTTCCATAAAGCTGATCGGGTCTACATATTTCTTACCGCCCGTGTCCGCTTCAATAGGAATCCGGATCCTGTACTTATTCGCCGCCTTCAGCCCGGAGGCATCAACTGCGGATACTACTTCGCAAAACCAGTGAACGCCGTTGATAACTGTCCTGATATAATCATCACGGTCATCAGCGGCGTTATACCGCGCATTGTAGAGAGTGATGGATTCGTCGCACCATCTCATGCTCTCACCCCCCGGTAGAGGAGCGGCACGCCATTGTCATCCAGTTCCCCGTACAGGCTCTCCGAGATGACACTGTTTACACCAGACTTGGACTCTGCGACTGTCATGGCGTGGCCATAACTTTCGCTGTATCCATCTGTTGCAAACTGGGTTGCCTGAGGATGGATTGCCTGAGCTTCTGCACCTGTCGCGGCAATGATGTTCATTACCGAAAGCATGCACAGCTTTACAGCCTCAGGAACTTCCTTCATCGCTTGAACCCTGCAGTCGGTGACGTAGTCAATGGCTTTACGTGCCTGAAACTCAAGAGGCACGAATTCGGCTTGCGCTTTAGTCCCGCCATAAGCTAAATATTCATGATATGTGAGATATTTGTCGTGAGCCATTATCGTGCCTCCCTACTTAGCTTTTCTTTGCCCCTGTCGCTCCCTTAGCCGAAGCACTCTTTTTCGGAGCGCTCTTTTTCGGAGCGGCGGGCGGTACTGATGCGTTAGTCTTCATTAACTCGCCCCCTGTAACGTCAGTCCTGTCAGTGAGATTACGCCATAGACGGTCTCGCCGCCTTTACTTGCCGTAACCTTTAAGCCCGTGACTTTATTAGTAATCCTCGAGATCAGGATACCATCCTCGTCCAGAGTTACCGGGCCGTGGATGCCACCGATCAGCTCAGCCGTGATAGCCGCCCCGGCGTCGGACTCGAAATGCGTCACGAGGTAGTTGCCTGCCTGCTCTGTCGGATCCCCACTAAAGCCCGTGTAGCCTGTAACGTATTTCAGTGTTCCGGTGATTGCTGTGTTGTCACTGTTGACTGTTACCCCGCTCTGCAGGTCGGTTACAGACTTGCCGAGCAGGTCAGTGCCTGCCGAAATGTCAACGTCAATCGACAGGCTTACAGAGGGTTTGTTACGTGGAACTGCAGGCCATCCTGCTTCCTGTTGAGGATGAACACATCCTCGTAGGACTCCTCGAAGTAGATGTACTTGCCCTCGGTAACTGCGCTCGGCGCATCCAGAGTAGACATCTCGTAAGAGACCGGAGTGATGACTGCACTCGGATGAACGAGGAACATATCGATCTGTCCTGCGCCTACAGCCGGGGCGTATCCGGTTGTGAACACATAAGCAGTCTTCATGAGCGTGGACGGAACAGTGATGATCTCCACCTCATCGAGACGGGAAACGTCACGATCTACATTGCTTCCACCACTCTTCACGTCGAAAGTCCGGGAAATGCCCTGCGCGTTTTTGAGCATCTTCTTTACCGTGGATGTCACATACAGCAGACGGCCATTAGCAGGAACCAGTGCCTCATCCATTTTGACCATCATATCGTCAAACACGCCAAGGATGGAGCTCGTTGTAAGCTCCGTTGTATCAGCGGTCTTTGCGGTCTTGTCACCGCCATCGGTGCCTGTCCACAGAGCATAAAGCCGAGAGATCGTGTAAGCGTCCATCTCCGGGAACTTCTGCTGTTCGTTAAACGCCTGAGTAATGTTAACGATGGAAGCCACATGGTTGGTCTGATCGATATCCTTCGGATGTACCAGAGTAGACCATTTTCTCTGGTGGCTCAGGGTCTTAACTTCCCAAGAGTTGTCATAGTTACGGGTTGCTGTTGCGATGGTGTCCCGGTCAGAATCAACACGTCCGGTTGTGGAAATGCGCGGGATGTATACGGTCTTGCCGTCCTCGCCCATTCTGTATCTACCGTTGTTCGGGGTCGCATACAGCGCACCGAAGTTAAGTACGTACGGATATGCATTGGCAAGCTCCTGTGCGTACTGCGCCGCATAATTTAATGCTGTCATTTAGGTATTCCTCCTGATTATTCGTTTGGTTTGGATCGTACCCCAATAAAATTGAAGCCGAATCCGTTTTCGTCTCGTTTGGGGTTGTTCCCCTGCGCGCCGAGTGAGATATCGAGCCCCGGCTTTCCTCCAGCAGGATCCGACTTTTCCGTAGCAAAAGCATCCGGGTCGGTCTGCTTATACACTTCAACGTAATCATCAAATCCAAGAACCTTGCCGTTTTCGATCTGGAAATTCTTAGCAATCGCGCCACGAACGAATTCGTTCTTGGCCGATGTGCTCGAGAATTTCAGGCCGTTGGATAATTCACGGATCTGGAATTCATAGGCTTGGTGGTCGATCTTTTTCTGCCAGTTCTCTTTGTCGGTTGCGTACTGCCCCTGCAGTGTAGCAAGAGACTGCTGGACTTCTGCCAGCTTCGAACTGTCCGCGACTGCCGCATCCAGCTTCTGCTGAAGTCCTGCCATATCAGTATCTCTCTGTCCGATCTGGCCCTGCAGATCTGTTACCTGCTGTGTGAGTCCATTCACCTTGTCATCAAATTTGCTTTTGCTGACATAATTGCCTTCAGACAAGTCCACAAATTTCGCGGTCTTGCCGTCTGTCTGTGCGGCATTGAACTCATCAATTTTCGCCTGCACCTGCTGTGCAAGTTCTTCGCCTAATACATCGTTGAAATTCATACATACCTCCTTTTCTGCCTGAGGCCGTACCAGCCGTCAGGGATAGCAGTTTTACGTCCATGCTAAGGGACAGATGAAAGTAACTGACGCGCTTTAAACGCCCTGCGTCTGGGCGCAAAGAAAAAAGGTGCACGAACTGCACACCTCCTTAAATCCCGGTGCAGGGAATCGAACCCTGCACGAGCCATCGCCATTGCGCACTGGGACAGCTCGGTCTTTCAGGCCTGCGTCTACCACTTCCGCCAACCGGGGCTTATTTAATTTTATAAGGCTTGAACCCAACAACTGTCGTCCGGTTCATCTGGGGCCTCATGCCTGCCTGTCTGGCCACCGCCTGATACATAGCAGAGAGCTTATTGATCCGTAGCTGACAGTCCCTGCGGAGCGTATCATCTCCCGCACCCTGCGCCGCGACTGCAATGTCCTTCTGCTGTCTTATCCGGGTCTCCAGTTCCCGCATGAGCTGTGACGCTTCGTACACGGTATAGTGCTTGCCGTTGATTGTCACGCCTGCTTGGTTAGTAGCTTCCCACTCCTGCAACTGCTCCTCCGTATAACGAGGCTTGTTGTATTTTGTTGAGAAGCTCATCGCGATGTGCTTGCAGTTCCACTGTCCGATGGCTCTCCGCATCCCGGGATACTGCTTCCCGTTGATATCCTGAAAGTCATCGCCAGACTGGAGCTTTTCAAACTCCGCCTTCAGGAATACCCGGCCCTGTACCGGCTCGTGATCAGGAGCGCTCATGGCGTGGGCAGAGAGCTCGATGGCATCGTATGCGTCACCGTAGATCTCTCCCATCCTGAGGCTTGCTTCCTGTGCAAGCTGGTTCACACCGTCCACAATGTTCTGCCTGACGGCGCTGTCGAGGCGCCTGTGGTAGCCACTCGCATAAGTGACCTGCATGCCATTGCTCCCGAGATCCCGCACAATGTCCCGCATGGCCGCGTTGTAGTCCGTAAG